GCCTATTGTTTTTTTGAAAAGAAGCCTGCCATTGATGTCAATTTTGTCAAGGACAGGCAACTTGTGTTGTTTTAAGTTATTTCGAACTCACGTTAAATAAGAACGGGGACCAATCCAACAAAGTCCCCGTTTCTTCTTTTGCCATCTACAAATTATTTCTTCATCTCAAATCCTAAAAGAATCTCATCATACCCATCCATTAGTGAAGGAGTCGTTTTATCTGATTTCTTCAAAGCAGAAGATAATACACTGACAAAGTTCATAAGTTTTTCTGTATTGAAAAGTAATGACATCTGTTCTCCTGATTTCACCAACTGCACTTCCACGCTTTTCACCGTGATCGTTTTTGCCAACATATAACGCAATGTCAATACTCGTGTTTTCTCGTCCAAAGAATACGTTCCCTTTAATACCTTCTTTCCTATCGTATTCGTAAACGTACTATCACTACTAAACGTATAGCTGAAATTCCCCGGAACAATCCCCAACTTCGTGTAAATATTCACCATTTTTTTCTCCAATGCCGAAGTCACCAACGAACCGCTCGCTTCTTTCAACAAATCCCCACTCGTCATTTTGCAAGCAGGCTCCACGTAGTTCCAAGTTCCTTGAAGATCCGAAAATTTAATCACGTTACCTGTTACAAGATTCACCACATCCTTTACCTTCGATGAATTCAAAATGTCCTTCAATGATTGGGCTTGTGCCATTTCTACTCCCCCAAAACACATCAATACACAACAAATCACAATAACTCGTTTCATAAAATATAAAGTTTAGGTTTAAACACAAAAAACCTGTCTATCAGACAGGCTTCTATTTGAGCCAATTTGGGGACTCGAACCCCAGACCTACGCATTACGAAAGAACCTGCCAAATAAGACATAACTAATTATTTATCAAAATATTAAAAACACTCAAAAAGAAGGCTTATGTAACAATTATGTAACAATGTCAATAAATAAAATCTCGTGTAACCACTCTAAGCCCTACCTTAAATCCGCTTATTTTTCAATAAACGGATGCAAATATAAGGTTTAAATTTCGCATTTCAATACCATAAAGCAAACAAGCTATGCAGTAACAAAACTAATAATTCATACCCCCCGATCGTTCCTCTTTTGTTTCCACGTTCACGATCTTTACCCCTAATTCCTGCTTGTTTACCATCCCCATTGTCGTGTCTGTATTCTGTCTATCCGTCTTCTTGCCAATACCCGGATTTCAAGTTTCACAAAATATGGAATGAAGAATATAATTCCTTTACATGAGATTTAGAAACGGGTAATTCCTCCGCTCCAATAATCAATGTTTTCTTATTAAAAGCTTCCACATATCCTTTATTCACGATGCGGGATTCATTAATACGGAGAAATATTTCACCAAGAGATGTCTCTATCTGTTCTAAAGAAATGGGTATAGTTATTTGAGAATCTTTCATCTGGATTCTAGTGCCGTCACCTTCTGCCTTAAAATAAAGCACTTTATTAAACCAAACTCTGGTAAATTCCTCCCCGTTCTCTACAAAGATCGATGACGTGTTTTTCTGTGTTTCCATAAGCATGGGGTTTTATTAGTGATAAAAGTAAACAATCCTCATTAAAATCATTTATCAACCTCTCCATATAAACAAAATAATGCATCTTTTACCTCCAACGCTTCTTCAAGATAATCACGATACCAATAATTCAATTCATGCTTAACGAAAAATGATTCACACCGGTAATCGGCTTCTACAAATTTCATATTACAATGTTCCTTATCAATTAAATTCCCCAAAAGATACACATCCTCACTTCTTCTACTGTCTTCTTTCAAGTAATAACGATTGATCTCCACTGTTAAAACGGGAAGATTCTCCAAACCTGCCGTATCTAAAACAAGCTTGTTCTTTGACAAAATTTTTTCGACTTCTTTCTTTTCCATAAGTTTATCTTTTAAATTTCACCAAAATTAAACATTAAAAAAAGGAACAAAAAAAATATCGTACAATATTTATCTAAATAGATATAATTGTATATATTTAAAACTTATACATCACTCCAAAATTTAGTTCTCTCGTAGTCCATTCTGCCCTCAAACCTATATCATGGTAAAAGAACCCTCCCCCAATCGAAAAGGAGTTATGAGTGTAGAAAGAGGCTGAAACAAAAGGCACAAATACCCTTTTCTTTACTATTGTGATTTCCTTGTGTATAGGTGTAAAAGAGTATGATAACCTCTGCAGTTCGTTACATTTTAAGGAAAGAGCGATAGACAATTTACCGTTATCGTCATCGAAAAGTAATTTATTGTATTCTCTCGTCCGGTTCCAATCCCTAACCGTTTCCGCAATACTTTCCTCCCGATCGATCACGGGTACATCGTTATAAATCGTGTCTGTTTTATAAACATACTTGTATTTCAGTTCCCCGGCCAAGTAAACGGTATCCGGAACGAGCTGAGCAATCGTGTCTCGGATTGTTCCCCCTTGTACATATTTAGTCACCTCTTTTTCTTTAATAGAAACCGTCTGCCTACCGGAAATAAAGCCGATAAACAGACAGGTAACTACCAATATAATATATTTTTTCATCGTACTTGAATTACTATCTTTTCCCCTGAAAGCATAGCCTTTTCAATCATCTCCGTCAACTTTAACTCATAACCAGTGGAGTTAATCACTCTTCCCTGTTGCTTGTTTTCACCAACCAAAATACATCCGGACGTATCTTTATCCGTGTTTCCCCGGTGGATCCTGATACCGGAAAAGTGGGGAACATCCAACAATAACGGTAACTTACGCCTAAACTTTGCCGACACGTTAACAATCACCTCGTAAGTCCCTTCCGGGATCGCAGTTTCATTCATTACCTTTTCCTCCTTATCGAGATCACGACAACAATCCTCTAACGTGTCGCAGAAATATTTCCTGTCCACGAATAACCGCCCGATCGTGTAAAGCGGTTTTTTTGCTATTCTATTTAGTTCCAGCATCATTAATAACCTCCTTTTCTTTCAATATTTCAGCCAAGACTTTAGCGAAATCATCTTTATTTTCAATAATTACTTTCATCGTGTTAGCGGCATCTCGTAACTCCTTTTTCTTCCAGCTCTTTTCTGTCACCGAGCGAAACTCACAGAAGCTGCAATAACAAGCCCAGAGTAAAGTAAACGCCGGAACTGGAATGTAAACTGATGTAATAACATCTACTACAGTAAGACATAGCATCGGCGAAAAATACTTTTGCGCTTTCGTTGCTGTCATTTTAAAACCGGTAGAAGTCCGATCGATTTTCAATTGCCTAGCCTTTTTAACTCCGAAAACAAAGTCGATACCCATCGCGATCAACACCCCTGCATATGCGACTCCGACACCAACAGAAAGTTTGAACAAATGCTCGTTTACAAACTCATTAAACAACTCTTCCATTTCACACCTCCTTTAAATTATTATTCCAAAACATTCCAATATTTCATTATTAACATTACATTTGTACGACAATCGTGTCCATCGCGATTGATTAAACTAAAGGCGGGGCCGTGACGGTTACCCGCCGTTTTGTTCCAAATAACGATCGTCAATGTTTCTTTTTCTCCCTTTCTATAGCCGTTTCGTATATTAATCTGTAAATTTGTAAAATTGTTAACAATTTAAATTTATACGCATGAAATTTAGTCCAGAAAAGCGAGAAAAGATCATCGCTGCCTTAAACTAAAAACACATCTCGAACAAATGTCCAGAGTGTGGTGGTGAAATGCTTCCCAATGGTTCCGAAGCCCAACAATTGTCTTTCTTTAAAGATGAGCAAGGCATTAATATGAATCATGATTACCAGTACTTACCCATGTTTACCATGTCTTGCGAAAAATGTGGATTCATGAAGCATTTCAATTTATGCAATCTCATCGGGAAGGATGAAACGATGAAGCTTTAACCATCTTTGTCTAGCGATTCGCTTGTGGTAAATAATTCATGAATCGCTTGGAATCCCACTTTTTACATCCACCAGTGATCTCTTGCCTGATCAGCTCGCACTGGTGGATTACTTTTTCAACATCTTCCACCGTTTCCAGATTCATGGCTATCACGGAATATCTTTTCTGTTCTTGGGGCACCACTTTTCCCCTGATTGAATAATCGTCAATCGATCTTTAACTGGAAATTCCAATGTAATTGACCCCTAGAATCCAACTTAAATTGCCCCCCTGTAAATTTTTCCCAGAAACGGCTAAATTATCTCGTTGTACGCGCGCATAAAATTCTACCGGTATGCCATTATTATTATTAAATTTTATTCACAAATATAGTAATTTTATCTTTTAGCTTGCAATTTTCTAATAGAGTCCCCGTGTAATTCAATTCGAATAGCCTGGTGAACAATCCTATCCAGGACGGCATCTGCAATAGTTTTTTCCCCGATAATATCGTACCAGTCTTTCACGGGGACTCGTGAAGTGATAAGCGTTGATTTTTTCCCGTACCGGTCTTCCACGATATCCATTAAATTCATTCTTCCCCCGGCATCAAAAGGTTGTATCCCGAAATCATCCAGCACCAGTAAGTCCGCCCGTTCTATTTTTTTTAGTTCTTGTAAAATTGTACCTTTCGCTTTAGCCATTTTCAACTGGCCCATTAACCTGGCCGTGTTAGCGTAAAGTACTTTCATCCCTTTCTGGCAAGCTCTATATCCTAGCGCCGTGGCTATGTAGCTTTTTCCCGTTCCCGAGCTGCCCGTGATGAACAAGTCCCTGGATTCCTTGACGAAAGATAATTCCGCGAGCCTTTCTAGCAGGTTGCGCTCGAGCCCTCGTTCCAGGGAATAATCCACTTCTTCCAGGGATGCCTTGTAACGAAAAGAAGCTTGCTTGATCAATCTTTCTATCATCCGGTTACAACGGTCGTCCCACTCGTTGGAAACCAGCCACGCCACGAACTGGTCGGTTGTCATCGATTCCGTTTTGAAACTCTCCATGCTTATTTTAAAAGCGTTGTACATGCCTAGGAGGCGCATCTGGCGCATCTTGTCCAGCGTTTCTTGATTCATTTCCATTTTTCTCGTGATATTTAGTTATAATATTCTTTTCCCCTTATGTTCTCGTGCGAGGGCATGTCCGATCGCTCGTTATCATCCTCGTTTTCTTCCAGGGGTAATTCATCTTGCCTGTTTTTCAGTATTTCTTCTATGGCCGGGTAATTGTACAAGCCATGGCTGGAAGCCCACCGGCAAGCGTTAACCAGTCTCTTCTCGCCCACTCGTGAAGCGAAATTCAGAATCCCGCGACAGGACTTGCAAGCTTGTTCCGGGTGAACTTTCACCTCGATCACGTGACGAATGTAATCTTCCACGTCCGGGTGCATGGAGGCAGCTTCCGAGAGGTACTTTCCCGGGTTCCAGTCCACCGGGACCCGTTGGCTGGGGGCCAGGTGATCCACGTCATGGGTGTAGCCATACGGCTTGTATCCCCTTTGATGAACCGCAACTTTCTCGTATTTTAGATAGATCTCCACTTTCTCGCTATTATACAGGATGTTGACCTTTTTCCCGATATGGCGGTACGGCACGCTATAATAATGACTTTCCAGTCGCACGTAACCGTTCCTTTGCACGGTTGCCACGTGACGTCGCTTGAGTTCAAAACGGATCGGGTTTAGCGATCCCATGCAATCTCGCTCTATTTCCTAGTATTGTTCACGACGGCTATAACTTCGCCCGGTTAACAGGCTATTGTTGTGTAACTCGAGTGCCACGCGGATCGCGGCATTGAGAGATTCCAGGTCATGAAACACGCGGCCTTCAAGACGAGTGTAAATACCCCGGTAAACGAGCTTGACCGCTCCCTCCACGAGTGCCCTGTCCCTTGGCTTACGCACCCTGGCGGGAATGACAACACACCCGTAATGCTCGGCAAAAGCCGCGAAATCCTCGTTCAATTCTGCCTCGTAACGACTCGGCTTGTTCACGGCTGATTTCAAATTGTCCGGAACGATGACCGCCGGGGTTCCCCCGTAAAAAAGCAAGGCGGACTCGCAAGCGTGAATCAAATCTTCCTCGCGCTGGCTCATCACCGCCTCCACGTAAGTTAGCTGGCTACACGGGAGGATGGACACGAACACTTCCACGGGTATCGTTTGACCAGTGTCGCGATCCACTAGCGCGAGCTTGTCCCCGGCGTGATCAATGAACATCTTGTCTCCCGCCTTGTGTTCCAGGTGGGCAACCGGGTGAGATAATGCCAGGTAAGCTTGGAAATAATTACAAAAACGACTCCGGGCGTAACCGTCAGGATGACTGGAGCGGTATTCCTGGAATAGTTGCTGGCGAGTTACTCCTTTCTTTTTTAAGCGTTTAGCATAGCCAGGGAGGAGCGTTTGCAATTCCTTGTAACGGGCGGGCGGTTCTTCCGACGGCTTGTCTTTCTCCTGGAACAGGCTACAAAGAGAAGAATCATCCATGGAAAGAATTACTTCAAGTGACAAGCCGCTCTTTTGATAAACCTGTAAATACTTCTTGACCGTGTCGCGGGACATGTTTAACATACTACTGATACTCCTTATTCCGCTACCAAAGGCATAACATCGTAATACTTGACGAATTTTGTTCATGCTTGTTGCTTTATTGGGCATATATCTGTTTTTTTATTTATTTAACAGATAAGGTAGTATTCTCGCGCGTGTAAAACAAATATTTGATCATTTTCTGGGATCATTTTCCCTGGGATTAACCAGGTCAATTTCCCGTGGATTTAAGGGATCTATTTATATTGGAAAAGATGGGGCAAATTAGTGCGGATTTTCCACGTGACGCTCGACCGTCTTGATTTCAAGCCTTCCGGCCTTCCTTTCCCCGGACAAAACGTCATCCACGTATTTATTCATTTTCTTTATATACTCCTTACTTCTCGCCATCTCCAAAATTTCTCATGAATTTATCGAATTCATCTCCTTCCTCTTTTCGACCCTCGACTTTCACCCGGGAAGCCGAAGCCGGGGTAATCCCCAACTCGCTGGCCAACCGGGTGGCATTAGCCAGGTACTCGCTGGCCATTCGATCCAGCGGGTTACGAGTCGCTTTCATTAGAATCCCATCTTCATTGTGCAATTCGATCACGCACCCTTTCTTTTTTAACTCCTTTTCCGCCTCGATGTATTTCCCCATCTCGCTAGCGTACAGGAGAACCGTGTTAATATTCACGACATCAAGGACACCCTTGTCCGCTAGTTGTTGGGCTGTGACCTTGAAAACTTTTTTCGCCTCCACGCACAGGTAAGATGGCGGACCCGGGATTTCTGTTATCTTGTCGAATGTTATTTCCTCGCGCATCCGGCAGGGCTGATCTGTCCCTTTCAATTTTTTCAAAGCGTTAGATATTGGTTTTCGTCCTTTTCCCATGTTTACCTCCTATTTAAAAATTTTCCAATTTTGCACGCACGTTAATTAAGCTGGGGGTATGGTCTTACAGATTTTTGCCATAGAGATTTATACCCCCCTTCCCCTCCAATTTTATTAATATATTTTATTTCAATCACTTAACAATTTTATCTATTTTTCCCCTTCAAACACCCCAAAAGTGCCATTTTGCAATGTCGAGATAGCAAAATTAATGTTCACTAAATTATTTCTTTATTGCACATTGACCTGTTTCGCTCCTGTTTTTATCCCGTTTTTTAATCGTTTAAGGCCTTCTTAGAATAGTTCGTCAAGTGTATGAACTGCCCTGTTATTTATCCTCGTTTCTTCCTCTATGGCCCTTAAATAAATCTTAGTAGTTTCGATGCTAACATGACCTAACATTTGTTGCACGTCATAAATCGTGGCCCCCGCCTTCAAGGAAAGAATTGCCGCGGTATGACGGAGAGAGTGACAAGTAAGGAACTTGCTATCCAAACCTATCTCCCGCAATCGTCTTTTCACGATCCGGGACACCATCACCGGGTTTAGCTTGGCTTCCTTGTACCCCCGGGCGTGAGAAACAAACAAGTAATCAGACTCGGTTATATCACCACGGCAAACGATGTAGTCATGAATGGCTTCCAGCATCTTACCCGTGATCCCGACCTCCACGTCCTTCTCCAGGTGTCCCGTGAAAAATAAGGTGGACCTTTTGTTCTCTGTCGTTTCAGCCCGCTTCTTTTCAGGCGAAAATCTTCTCGACTCTAAATAACGTGAGTTCGAAATAACTTAAAACAACACAAGTTGCCTGTCCTTGACAAAATTGACATCAATGGCAGGCTTCTTTTCAAAAAAACAATAGGCAGCAATGGCCGATAGGGCATTTGCAATAAAGTTATTGAATGATCTGTGTCTGGAATGTTCAATTTGCGCGATATTCTTCAATTCGTCATTCACGGTCTCGATCAACGCCCGTTTTCGTAACAGGATTTTGTCCTCTACACTCATCAACGAGTTTCTCATGTTATTCTTCACTCTTGTCAGCAATTGTATTCCATTCAAGAACAGGTTTTCGAACAAGGCTTGACCGATATACCCTTTGTCCGCACAAAGTTTTCCCTTG